CTATTTAGCCCCTTTTTTCTCTTTCTTTTTCAACTCTTCAAGTTCGGCCTTGAGCTTCTCGTTTTCCTCCAAAACCCGGTTATATTCGGCAATAGGAACTGTACGTCCTCCAGTGGCCCGTTTGATCACTTTCCCCTTGTCGTCAATCTGATCATATCCTTGCTGCAAATACTTGTTCACTTCGGTTTCAGAAACTGTCAAAATGCGGTTGTCTCGTCTTACCTTAGCCACGTTATCCCTCCTTCATAGATTGAGAGAGAGGGCTTATTTCACCCTCTCTTATGCAGCAGGTGTGATGTTGAATTTGATACCAGGTACTTTGCGCTCGATAGCGAACACATCCCAGTAAGAACGCTCGTAGTACAGGTATTTTCCACCTGTAGTGGCAGAGGGTTGATCCAAGCTGACAAACTCATATTTCAATGGTGCAACAATCGCTTGAGGATGGATCAGAATCATGTTGATCTGATCGGCTCCAGCGTCTTCTACAGCACCCTCCGTGAAATCATAGGCTGTTTTCATACGTGCAGACGGTACAGACACCACTTGCACGTTTTCCAGAGAGCGAACAGCACGGTTCACCACACCGTTGTTGCTAGTGACTTGGATGAACCGTTGCATCTGCTCAGCGTTTTTCAACATGGTATACACAGGAGGTGTGACATAGAGAATGCGCCCTTCTTGCGGTACTTCTGCCTCGTCCATTTCCTCCATGAACTGGTCATACACCTGCAACACATTTGCCTCACTCAAAGCAGTGGTATCTGCAGTTCCTCCAAACGCTGTGAACTCAGCATACAGCTTGCTGGCCATATACTTGTCCATCTCAGGAATCTTTTGTTCGTCATTGAAAACCCGGGTGATGTTGGCAATCGTCACAGCCATGTTCGTTTCATCAATGTCCACCGGGTCAACCAGAGTGCGGAACTCACGATCATGTTGCAGTGTTTTAGTTTCCCAGCTGTTGTCCACTTTGCGGGCATATGTGCCGATAGAATCACGGTCAACGTCAACCATCCCCGTAACATCAATACGCGGAATTTGCACGGTTTTAGCGTTCACCCAACGGATACGTTGGTTGTTAGGTGTGTTGTACAGAGCATTGAAGAAAAGCCCCTGAGAAAACTTCTGTTGTAAACCTTGAAGATATAACTCAGCGTAATTCAACGGTTGTGCCATTGATCATTTCCCCTTTCATCATCAGTTTTTGAATGCGTTCAGCCACTTGTCCAGTTCACTTTGCGGCTGTTTTGTGTGCTGGCCAGTGGTGAACGTTGGTTTTTGTTCCTGTTGTGGTTCTTGTTGAGCCTTGAAATGAGGATACTTTTCCAGGACCTTTTGAATAGCCTGGTCCATATCCACCTCATCAGAAACAAGGTTTTTGGCAAGTGTCACAACGTCCTCAACACTGTCAGGATTTACCCCGGCTTTCATGGCCGACAGCTGGGCCTTAAGCGTCTCGTTTTCGCTGGTCACAGTCTGATAGTCCGTTTCCAGCTTTTGCAGACGTTCGGCCTGTTTCTCGGCTTCTGTCTTTTGTGACTCCTGCCACTCCTTGAACTTTTGAAGGCCCTCTTTAGCACTGTTGAAGTCCTCAATTCCTAGCTGCTTCAACAGCTTTTCCTGGGCTTTCTTGGCCTCTTTGGCCACGATGTTGTTGACATCTTCTTGAGTGAATGTGTTTTGCTGCTGTTGTTGCTGATTACTACCTTGTTCTGTTCCCTGTTCATCAGTAGGCTGTTGGTCTCTTTGACCACCTTCTGGATTTTGACCTCCCCCTTCGCCACCCTCGGCGAAGTATTGCAATTTCATTCTATAGCCTCCAACCTTTTTAGGCAGTTGGTTGCCTTTTTTATCAGTGTCAAACATGCTTAAAACCTCCCACTTTTTGGGTTACTTCCTCCCGTTTTATTTATGGCGTCCACTACGGGTAAACGGACAAGGCATAATAAAAAGCCATATAAACACGGCTCAAACAATTCTTTCACGATCATAGCGCCTTGTTCTTCCTGTTTCCTTGATAAAGCTCCTCATCACGGCTTGCCTTTCTCTCAGCTTCTCTTGCGCTAACCTCACTCCCTCCTGGTCACCCAAAGCCTTCATCATCTCAACTTCACGTTTTGCGGCTCTGATACGTCGTTCAAAATAGCGTTGTCGCTGGCTCTGTTGATATACCAGATCGTTTTCACGCATTGGATACGGCTCATAGCGTTTGACACTCACACCTTCAATGTACGGGTAGATTTGGTGTCCACAGTTTATCCCCAACAAGCCAGCAGCTTCACCATAGCTGGTGCTGCTAAATGGCGGAAACCTGGGATGTCTGCCACTTCTGCTGTATATCTTCCCCTGATACGGCGCACATCTTGGTCTTGCACCCATATGGCTGGACACCTCGATCAAATCAATTCCATAGTCATCCATGCGCACAAACTGTGCTTCCACAGCCGTTGATTTGGCCGCTGTGCGCACAAACATATTGACGTATGCCTCAGTTGACCACTGCCGTCCTGCTCTGTCTATGAGAGCCGGTATACCTCTTTCAGCCCAAAACGAAGCAACTTCCCTCAATGCCTCTTGTGGTGATATATCCCCCTCAATCACTCGCTGTGTGGCAGCCGTCAGTATGTCCAGGTATACTCTTTGAGATTGTCGAAACATCGTTTGTCCTGTGATCTGCAAGACTCTTCTATACTCGTTTTGCTTTTCCTGTACAAGTGCAACCATAGCAGTGCTGGCGGCTACAGCAGGAGCATCAGCATCTGGTTTGAACTGTCTCAATGTGCGGTCCTGCCTCTCTGCTGCTTCATGAGCCACGCTTTCGATCATGTGTTCAAGCTCTTTCTCTGCATCTCTCAGATCGGCAGCTACAATCCTGGCGTTTCTCTTCTCCAATTGAGCTGTTTGTGTCACTTTCTCTGCTTGCCAGTCTTGAATGTCTTGCTCCGTCAAATCCTTCGGCATCCTGGCTTGACTGGCTACAGACACAAGGAGCTTTTGCTCTGTTTCCTCCATGCGCTCTGCCACTTTGTCAGCGTGCTTTTGCACTTCTTCTGGTGTGAGCATCACTCATCACTCACATTCATGCCAAACAAGTCAACATCAATACCTGTCATCTGTCTTGATTCCTCGGCTATGCGCTTCAGTTCTTCCTCTGCCTGTTCCTCGGTATAGTCCAGTATCCGCATGAGCGCTGTTTTTGCACTCAACAGACCACCGTTTTTCAGCTTGAGATAATAGTCAGCATTTGAATCCCTGTCCTCGGCAATGCTGTCGTCAAAGTCGATATTGACCTCATATTCAGCAGGTGCTGAAAAGATGCCGTACAGCTCGGCCACTTCGACAATAGACGTGATCAGCTCTTTCAGCCCTTCTTCAACAAGCGTTTCATGGCTGTTTTTGGTGCGGAATGTCTTAGAATTCTCGCTGACTACCTCTGTGGCCGTTTTCACACCCTGGCCGTCAAAAGTGAATGTACCTGCAGAAAAGCCAATCTGCATGGCCAGAATATCCAACAGGGTTTGGATAGCCTGCGCATGCTCTTCCACCCGGATCTCAACGCTGATGTCAATTGGTTTCTGATTCTCCATCTCCGTGAAGTTGAAAGCCTGGTAAACCTCGTCATTGGCATCAAAGTAGCGATGCACATCACCGGTCTGCGGATCCACAACCGTCTTGACAGCCGTGGCCGGGACCAAGATACGTTTTTTCCCAAGCCTGAACTCACGGATAAATGAATCGAACGCAATATCCAGCGCCTTCATTGTGTCTAGTGCATTGGCATAGATGCTGATACCAAGCGGACTTTGTGTGTCAAAGTTGTTGGCGATGTTGGGTTTAAAGTATACAAAAAGAGGCCGGGACAGATTCTCAATCCTGACCTCTTCCTCCAAATCCGGGTATAACTTTGACAGTGAAACTTTTACACCAATTTCTGTGGCTGTGGTGGACTCATACAGCTCGTTTGTGACCACATAGGTGCTACCTTCCCACTGGTGCCATTCCAGCAGCGTATACCACTTGTCACCCTTTTTGGTTTGGTTGACAAACACACCCTCGTTGATGTGTCCGTTTGTCCAAGAGATGGGCAGGAAGCAGTCTGCTGTCACAAAGCCGATGCGCAGCACTGTAGCACCTGTTCGGTCTTTGGCCGCAAACGTCTTGGACACCATGCCGCCCAGGGCAAAATTGTATTCCAGGTAGTCCTGGAATTGTTTGTAGAAGCTGTTTCTCTTGAATACGCCCTCTAAGTTCTCAGCCAATCCCTCATCGGATATATTGATTTGGCAGCGTTCATTGAACACCAGCCGGGCCATTTCCTCAGCCACGATCTTGGGCATGTTCAACGTGTGCATTCTCCGTGTTTGTGGGCCGTTGATGGTATGATAGGCCACTTTGTGCCATTCTTCGTAATAACCCCTGTACAGCGCATACCACATGTCGATGCGCTTGTAGTGTTCCTCATCAGCTGCAATGTCCTTGTGTTCTGAAAGGTTCTTGATCCCCTTGATCAGTCCCATTCGATACATCACCTGCCTAACAAAGGCGATAATTTTTGATATCATCGGCTTTCACCGCCTACATCTTCAGTCTCAGCTTCTGCAAGTTGTCGTTGACATAGTACTGGAATTCGTCCACGGTATGGTCATCCTCTTTGATGACCTTGGGATCATCACTTTGCAATGTATCCGGATCCCACTGGTATTTCTTGTGTTCTTCGTAGAAGATCTTGTTGGCATCGTTCCTAAGCATAAAAAAACGACCTTGCGCCAACAGGTCTTGAACGTTCTCTATCATGTTCACTTTCTTTTTCTTTGGGATCGGATGCAGCGCTATACCATAGTCTTTGTAAAATTGGTTCCTTAGCGCTCCCTCAGCACTGTCAATCGTCCATTTGTCAATATGTCGGCCATACGTTTGAGTCATCTTCTGGGCAAACTCCCATAGATCCTGACTAAAATCCGACGGTGCTTTTTTGTTCACCTTGTTTGCCGGTGAATAATAATAACCGTCCAACCGAATAACATTCCCTTTTTTAGTCAACCCATAAGCGCCAAACGATGTGGCTGATGTCTGATACCCGGAGTCAATGGCAATGTCGATCAGCAGTAAATCATCATCACTCGGCAACTCATCCAGCCAGTGGAAATGGTTCATGTTGTATACCATATCCCCCAGGCCGATCACTTCACCAAGGTACATCCAGCGCCAATAGTCCGGGTCATTTTGTTTGTATGTTTCAATCTTCCTCAGCAACTGGCCAGACAGGAATCCTTTCTCATCCTCAAGATAGGTACTGTGATGCAAGAAGTAGTCGGGATCGTTGGCCTTACTGTCCCGCCACTCGTTCACCCAGGCATATGGGTTTCTTGGTGGGTTGTAGCTGTAATAGACCTTGACCTCTTTTTCCTCACCCAAATCCTGCCTGATAAATGTATCCTCCACAATGTCGATGTCCTCAACCCCGTCAAACTCGGCCAATTCTTCAAACCAAAGAGCCATGACGTAGCCTTTGGCGATAGTTGTTGACTTCAGTTTGACAGGATCATCAACGCCATAAAAATAGAAAGCCGTCTTTGTCGCTTTGTGCGTGATTCTGAGTGGTGACTTCCCGAAATGAAACTCATCCTGCACCCCAAACATGTAGATAGCCCACTTGATCTGCTCATAGACACTGGTTGAGAGATATTTGCCTACCTTTCGCAAACAAACGACATTGCCGTTGTCATCCTCCAGGAAGTCTTTGACCAGCTTCAAGCTGATCACAGATGATTTCATGGATGAGCGTCCGCCAGACAAGACGATATTCGGCTTTTTCGTTTTCCACACAGGATAAAAGTTGCGGTTGATCAGATCAGTGATTCTCACTACTGTCTCATTCATCGCCCTCAACCTCTGGTATGTCATCTACTATGATCACTCTGCTTGTTTGCGGCTGCTCAAGCTCCTGCTTCTTCAGCTCAAGTTCCTGGCGCTTCAGTTCCAATTCCTTGGCCTTCAGCATTTTGTCATGCAGCGTGCCAATGAGTATGGCTGAGTCACGGGCTGATGTCCTCTGTATGACCTTTGGGTCCTGGACGTGCTTCATGTACAGGTTGATGGTCTTCCAGGCTTCCTCTATCCATTGCTCTTTTTTCTGTTCTCGCAAATTCTCAAGAGAGTCTTTTTCTTCTTTGCTTACCTTATCGACAGTTGCCCATGATACGCCTACTTTTTTAGCCACAGCGTTTTTGGCTAATCCCTCTGCAAGCAACTGTCTGATCTGCTCTTTGGTTTTGTCGTCTATCTTGTTTTTTGACGGCATCACATATTCACCGCCTCCCACTGCTCAATCACTTTATCCAGTGATTCTAAGAATCTCTTCTCCCTCTCTGTTAAAACCTCTTTTTCTAACAACTCTTCACCAAGCTTCAAAGCATCTACCAATAAGCGCTCAACACTTTCATTCATCAAAGCCACCACCAAATAAAAAAGCACCTGTTTAGGTGCTATTAATTATAACTTCTACGAGAATATGCCTCCCCGGACCTACCTTCCATGATACCATTATAAACCACTTGACATGCGTTTTTTGTTCTTTCTTTGTTCGTTATCGTACCTACTCTTAACCTGCCTTATCCAGCTATAGCTATACCCCAATTTCTCCGCTATTTCGTAAAGGTGCATATTCTTGATGTAATACAAATAATTGATCTTCCCCTCAATCGTTTCAAACTCGCTCATCTTTTTTTCCATCTCGGCTTTGGTCTGTAGCTTTTTGGTCAAAAGTTCATCCAATTCAAGCAACATATCATTGATTTCAGCGCAACGTTGATACGCTTCTTCTGGCTCCATGTACGGCTTTGATGATGTCACCAAGTCCCTATCATACCTGGTTGTCTTCACTTCTCCCGGCCCCTGAGAAAACATCCGCATATAGAACCTGTATTCCTCTTTCAAGTCATCAATCCGCAGCTCTATGATCTCAATTTCCCTGCACAGATCGTGATATGACTTTGTGATTGTCACTTGAAAACCCCCTCCTTCTCACACACCGTGCAAATGGACACAGTCTGCCATCCACAAGCCACACACATCCCTTGCAATAGTCGTCTGCTACTTTGACTCTCACTTGATCCCCTCCCACGAAAAAAGGACACCAATCCCGCATTTTGCGGTGATGGTGCCCTCCGGTTGTCCGGTCGGACTATCTATATTTCGTTGTCCCCTCAGTCTCTTGCCATTTTCCTTGGTGCCATTTCACAACCTGGCTGCCATATCCTGTTTCAGGTATAGGGAAGAATTCAACCTTTCCCTCAGATACCACGTATGTCCCAGGAACCCTCACATCTATTTCCGCAGTCATCCTGTCTGGATGCACTCTCAATATATCAGGTTTCAACAGCCATCCCCTCCTTGTGTTTGTGTGATATAATAGCCATAGACGATCAGACATTTCGGAGGGGCTTGGCCCTCTTTTTTTATTTTTCTTCCTTCACCTTTTTAATCAGCTCATTTATAAACTCCGTTATATATTCTCTTTCTGCTTCAAGTAGAATTGCTTTTACTTCAGCAGGATGATCGCTTGCAATGATCTTAAATATATTCCTCACTTGCAAAACCAGCTTCGCTTCAAGAGAGACAGTTTTCACTTCCTCTTCTCCTCCTTCACAATCTGTTTTTGCCACTTCAACTGGTCGCTATTGTTCAAAAACGGCCCAGTGATGCGCTTTTTAGTCATCCCTCTCCCCTCCTTCCAGTGCTTTTTTGGCTACCTCGATTGCGTCCGTCACGCTATGTTTGAGACGGTGCATGTCACTGATCTTCTCAAGCGCCTCACGGTATCGTTTGTTCTCCTGCTCAAGTTCTCGTATCCTTCCTCCAGCGTGATTGGCAATCACAGTCGCTCCTTTCAAACCATCTCGCTGCCGTTCAAGCTCTATCATCAAATCCTCCTCTGCACATGCAGGGCAAGAGTAAACCCCTTCGTGCCCATCTTCAAAATGAGCAACGCTAAATGAAAAACCACAATCCGGGCACTCTATCACCCATGTCCCATATACACGTGTCATTTCTGGTGTGAAATACTTTTTTCCGTCTACTTCAACTGACATCCACATCCACCCCCTTAACCTTCAGCGCGGCTTTACATATTGCCAGCGGTGCTGTTTCTGCTGTGACATAATCAGTGCCATGTGCCGACTGTATTTTCACAATATAATGATCAGCTGCTGGTAAAATATCCAAAAAAGCAATTTCCTCTCTTAACTTCTCAACCACTTCCCAAGCTGCTGAGATATCAGTGGAGTAGTGAGGCAAAAAACGAGGCACACCATCTCTATTGCATGACCCATCCCAAAAAGATGTTTCAATATCCGCAGGAGGGATGAGATACCTCCCTGACCACCGCCAACCCATCACCTTTTCAGCCACCAAACGGTCTAAATCTCTGTTATTCATCAAATCACCCCCTACAGAAGCACCTTGAGTGCCTCTTTGATTTTCTCGTATTTGAGCTGGTAGCTTTCGCATTCCCTTTTCAACCGTTCAACTTCTTCTTTGAATTGTTGTGCCATCTCTTTCCACTTGGTGACTTCCTTCTCCAATTCAGTCACCCTACTTTTTTCCTTTTGAGCTGCCACATTCACCACAGCCTCTACTTTCTGCTGCTCCTCACCCTGCATATTCACTCTCACGCCTCCCAGATCCCATTTCCGTTTGATCATTGAAAGTTTTGACTGGCTCATGCCGTGTTGTTCTGCAATCTCTTTGTCCTTCTTCCCTTGCTGTTTCAATTCGAGGTATTTCTCCTTTGTCAGCTCCTGTTTTTCTGCCTTCTCCATCTCCGTTTTCACCGTCCCTTTTCTGTATTTTTCAAGCTCCTCCGGTGACAGCTTGTACGTTTTGACCTCACTCACAACTGAACCGCCTCTGGTTTCTTCGATATGTCTGTTCCTTATCCCGTCCCACGTATACAGCACCCAAATCACCTTCTGAGTTTAGGAATCACGGTCCCACCCAACACTTTGCACTTCCGGCCACACCGTGTCACACACCGCCGAAAAAACCGGCAGTGTAGACAGTGCATCAGCTCGTCCTCTTTGATCATCCAATCAGGACGTGTGTCAATGATCTGTACCTGTTGCACAATCATCCCCTCTTTGCAATCCATTTTCGCAATTCATCATCGGACATATTTTCAACGTCATTCTCTTGAATTTCAGGGCATCGGCCTTTGTATCGTTCAAAACCGATATAGTCATGTGCTATTTTTGCAAGATCTTCCCGTGTCATAAGCTTGAGGATCTCCCTAATTTCTTGATCAACTGACACCCCGATCCCCTCCCAGCAGTTTGAGAAGTGTGTCAACCTCCATGACCACCAACCACGGCTTTCTGTCAGCCCGTATTGCCAGCGCATCAATGTCTTCACCCTCCAGCCACGCGTAAAGGCGTCTAAAACCGTCTCTGTAGCGTTTGCACTCCCAGGTAAGACCCAGACCCTTCACGTCCCCCTTAAAGCCTCTCTGTGAGCCTGACAGGGGGATTCTCGTGCCTCCTATCAGTTTGGCGAACTCTCTTTCTGCTGATGATCCTTTCCGTTTTGACCTCCTGCCACTCATCTATAGCAACTCCTTCAGCCTGTCTATGGCATACTTCAGAGCGTCAATATCTATCCCTGATAGCCTTGCACACTTTTGAATGTAGACAGGATGTTCAGATTCTGAGTACATTTGCAACAAAGCCGATTCTGCCATTCTCTCTTTCATTTTCGTCTCCAAATCATCAATCACACGTTCAATTTCTGCCCTGTCTACTTTTTGCACTGCATTTCCCTCCTGACCGCATCTTTCAGCCATTGCGGAACCTCGCCCCATGTATAGCACTTGTTGCATTTGATAGCCCTTGAGTATGCCAAACTCCTGACCATCTCTTGTGGCAACAGCCGCCAATCTCCACATGCTTCACACTTCACGACGTATGTGTACCCCATCATCCCCCTCACCCCGCCTTTTTGTGGGTTTTGTACTCTACCACTTCAACCAGCCGGTAGCCCCTCAAGGGTAGCCACAGTGACCGCCTGTTCCGTCTCAACTCCATGCCGTCATCTCGTCTGTAGATATACTGTTTCATCAGTAGCCACTCTCCTGCCGTTCATGGTTTATACGGTTTTTTTCAAAATAACTTTCTTCGATCTCTTCCCAAGTAAAACCTAGCTGTTCGCCCAATCCTAAAAACTTCTCAAACAGATCAATGTATGCCACCTTCCAATCTATTTCCAAACCTCCGTCATAATAGTGCCGAACAAATTTGGATAGTTCCTCATTGCACTCAATAAAAGTAAATACCAAATCCGATTCTTTGTTCGGTGTCAGGTTTGCTAGATCATCCTCCCCTATCTCAAGCCCAATAGACAACAGGAAGTGTAGGCAGTCAACATACTCTTCAAGCAAGGGATAGTACTCAACTTCCTGCTCCAAACTGCTGTTTTCTTTTTCCTCCACAACAACCCACCTGAAAGATTTCCTTCTAGGCTCCTGATCCTCACTCCAAAACTTGAATCCACGCCAACAATTACATAGTTCGCCTAGCTCTACTTGGAGAGCTAGGATTTTTTTAGGCAGCAAATCCTGGCCCTGAAGCCCCTTTTTCTCAACAATGTGCTGGTCAAGCTCTCTTTGAATCTCAAACAGTTTTGCTAGATTCATTTTGCTTCCTCCCTCGTTTTTTCTTCCAAATACGCTTCAAGAAAAAGACCAACCGACTCCAAAATGTGTGTTTTGACTGGAAGGTTTCGATCAAAGTACGCGAGCAAAGCCTCGTCCTTTCTCAGTTCATAGACAAAGTGGTCAATTGCATTGGCCAACGTCCTCATTGCGGCTCTCTGCATCGGCTTGAATTGCATGGGCAACCCTCCCGTCTCTTGATAATCCCCTTTCTTTCCAAGTCTATGATTAGCACCTTGACCTCATATGGATCCCTTTGTATGCCAGGGTCACTCGCTATCTCATCTTCATTTCCCCCGTTCTCGTACAAAAGTCTAACCGCCATCACCTGCGACTCATCCCACGTGAAATCCAAGTCCTCGCAGGCAATGTATATGTTCCTCCTTCTTTGTGTCATGTAGGCTTTTTCAATCCACGCTATAGCTGATTGCTCAGACATTCAGCTCACCCGCCAACTGCTCTTCTATCAGGCTAATTGCCTTCATGATAGGATAGATTTGCTGTGGTACGACTGCGTTTCCGAGCGCTCTAAGTCTGTCCACCCTATTGGGAACCCCATTAGCCACTCTACCCACGTCGGGTTCAGACTCCCACTGCCTTCCAATTTTTTCAGTGTCGTGGGTAAACTGAATTGATTTTTGTATCCACTGGCTCCTTTGTAATCTCTTGCGTTTGGAGTTGGTAATAAAATACCTGCATACTTCACTTGATCGTTGAGACTTATAGGCATTCCCTTTTCTAACTTCCATCTCATCCGTTCCTCGCTGCACGCCCCTCTTCCGCAATTGGCGTCCGGAGTGCGCCACAATGAATGTTCTATCCCTTCTATGGGGGGCGTTGACGGCACAAGCTGGAATAATAAACGTTTGTGTTTCGTAGCCTTCGCTTTCCAGGTCAGATATCGTACGGTCGAGGCCCAAATTGATGAATCCAGCAACATTCTCTCCAACAACCCAAGTGGGCCTGAGCTCTTTGACAACTCTAAACATTTCCGGCCAGAGATCACGGTCATCTTCCTTGCCTCTGCGCTTCCCGGCAATACTGTAGGGTTGGCAGGGGAATCCTCCCACAATGACATCTGGACAAACTGTGTTTGATTTGTTGATTTTGCGGATGTCGTCATACAGTTTCACCTCCGGCCAATGTTTCCTAAGTACTTTCTGACAAAAGGGGTCTATTTCACATTGCCAAATGATTTTCATCCCTGCCCATTCTGCCGCAAGGTCTATGCCTCCAATCCCTGTGAACAGGCTGCCAACAGTGATGGTCAATCTACCCCACCCTCACCCTGTCAATCATGTACTCCTCCAGCCCATACCGGGTCGCCAGGCGGTTCAGCTCATCGTCACTCAGCTGGCAGAGCAGCTTGTCCGTTTCCCGGTCAGCGCCGGCGGCTTGGAGTTTGTCGATCAGCACCAACCTCCTGAGCTGCATATCATGGATCACCTCCACTGTGTTAATCAGTCTCTCAAGCGCTTGCATATTGATCACCCCTTGTCAGGTCCTCAAACCGGTTTGTTTCTTTGTTGAAATACAACTCAACGAACGTTCCTGCTTCTCCGTTTCTGTTTTTCGGTATCAACACTTCTACGATCCCTTTTTGGCTGGTGTCAGGATTGTAGTATTCATCCCTGTACAAGAACAGCACCATATCTGCGTCCTGCTCTATTGCCCCTGACTCTCTCAGATCAGATAGCATAGGCCTTTTGTTTTGTCTTTGTTCTACAGCCCTGCTCAGCTGGGCCAGCACCACCACAGGGATATTGAAATCACGGGCCATGTCTTTGAGCGAACGGCTGATTTCCTCAATTTCATGATGTCGGCTCTGCCTAGGGTGGGCCGGTTTGATCAACGTCAGGTAGTCTATGAACACGATGTGATCACGCTCAGGATACTGGGATATGTTGCGCCGAACAGCTGCCCTCATATCCTGGATAGTGTTCTCATCTCGCACATCGATGTTCAGCTTTTCCAGAATACCGTAGGCTTTGGTATATCGGTCCCACTCATCCTGTGATTTGAAGTGTTTGTTAGGGTTACGCATTTTGAACAGATTCAAGCCGCCTATCGATGCTATAAATCTATCAACGATCTGGCCCCAGCCCATTTCCAGGCTGAAAAACGTGACATGCAGGTTTGGGTTGCTTCTGAGTGCCCTTAAAAAACTGTTGATAACAAAGGCGGTTTTCCCCATACTGGGCCTTGCTCCGATATAGATTAAGTCCGTCTTTTGCCATCCGTCCGTCACCCGGTTCAGTTCTATAAACCCTGTATCTATACCGCTCAGCCCCTCAGCTTTCATCTCGCTATGTTCCTGAATGCGCTGCATCAGCTTTTCCTTGAAGCTCTTTGTCTCCCTGGACGTTCCCAATTCAATCTTTGACACCTTGTCCAGGAAGTCTCGCAACGGTTCATCACTCAGCGTTCCTCTAGCCTCAAGCTGAAACTGGCTGGCATATTCAAGCACTTGCCTTGTTTTAGCGTTGTTTTTAATCATCCGTTGCAAGTTTTCAAACGCATGGACGCTGGCCACAGTGCCTATGACTTGGCCAATGTATTCCCATCCACCACACCTTTGTAATGTGTCCTCTCCCAACTCAAGAAGGGATACAGGATCAATGCTCTTGCCTTGTTTATTTAGGTCAAGAAATGCCTGATACAGCATTCTGTGTTCGCCTTTAGCAAAATCTGTGGGCTGAAGGTTTGCTTGCCCAATCAGAGAATTGTCCAAGACGATACAGCCAAGATATTGCGCCTCTATGTTGACGATCTGTTCAAACATGAATGACACATCAATCACCTACGCTCGTCTGTAGTGTGGTGTGATTTCCTGTCGCGGACTCGCTCGTTGTCGCTCTGTTCTTCGTTTGTACTCTACTTTGTGCGCCTCAATGTCCCTAACTCTTTTCAAACCCAGGTTACTCCAATCGATTAAAATCCGGTTGACATAGCTCCAACGTCTAACGTTATTAGACAGAGCCTCTTGCATAGCTAAAATCATCACCCGTTCAGGTTCATCAAAGTGCTCATTATCCAGCCAAAAGTTCATTTCGTCTGATACGAACGGAGTTATGACACCAAAATTTTGCTCGAAAAACGCGAACGGGTTTTCAGTCTTTGGACGCTCTTCTGTTGTTGTATTAATTTCTTTCTTTTTCTTTCTATAGGGGGTCATTTGACCCCCTGTAGGGGGGGTTGATTGACCCCCTGTGGGGGTAGCGTTTGACCCAGAGGGGGTCATTTGACCCCCTGTATGTTCATTATCACCCTGTGTATCATCTCTAGGAATTAACCACTCATCGTAATTTTTGTTAAATCCGATTTCACGGGGGCTGTTGAATGTGGCTTCTTTAACAATGACAATAACTTTGTTGTCATAGAGTTTCTTGATCTGCTGCTTAACCGTGTCCTTATTAAGTCCGGTTTTTTCAACCAGGAGATTTAGGGAGATAGCATGGCTTTTTCTCTGGAATCCGTAAGTCAAACGCCATATGGCCATCAATATTCTGAACTGAGATCCACTGAATTTACGTCTCGCTACTTCGTCCAAAATTTCATTCGCTATTGCTGTATAACCGTTCTCTTTCTGCGGATTAGCCATGCGTTTCCCCTCCCATTAGTCCCCGATATACTCACAAATCACATACCTGCCCTCAAACCTCACCGGTTTCCATCCCGGGTGATTGGTCTGAATGTAGGCTAAAGCAAAGCGCTTGTACGTCTTTTTGTTTGGCAGTGTGAAGTATAGGTCCGGCATCAAAAACCGTCTTTCCATCCGATCACCCCAGTGGGGCAGGGATCAGGCAGAGCCTGTCCCTATTGGTTTTCTGCTTGTTTGAACAGATCGTCCAATTCTTGATCATCAACCGTTTTATCATCCTGTTGTTTCTTTTGCTCCGGTTCAATTTGCGCCTGCTCTTCTTCCTCATCTGCTGAATCCTGAACAGTAATATCAATCACATCGTCATATACCGGCTCTGGATCAGCGCTGACATCTCTGCGTACCGTTTCATCCTGTGCGGCCTGTTGTTGTACCTCAACAGAGATAGGCAAATACTTCCACATGCGACGCAAAACTGTCTTTTTGGCCATTTCTTCGTAGTCTGTGACCCACGGTCCGTTGTCTGCGGCCTTGGACCGTTTTCTGATCTTCTCAACTGTGTCAATATCCATGATCTCAAATTGGTATCCACCGTCTTTGAAGTGAGCGACAGCGTAGACGTATTGCAATTTACCTCTGTCTTTCAAAGCTGGTTTGTGTACCAGTTTCGGATGCAAACCCAACTCATACTCAAATTCATCGTTCTCATAGACACAATGGGCATAGATGCTTTCAATGTGTCCGGATCTTCTGGCGAGGTCAATCATGCCTTTGTAACCAATGATGAACTGAACTTCGCGTTGTTTCTTCTTGTTATTCCAGAACGGCACAAAGTAGCAGTGCCCGATGAGACCAGGCTCAAGCCCCAGTTGAGCCGCTTGCATGACAGCACCCATCAAGGACGGAACCGTACATTCGAGAAGCTGGGGATTAGTACGGATGGTCGTCAGAGCAATCCGGGCCATCCGGTCAGCGTCCATGTGTTTCGGAAGTGCTTTTTCAATCTCCGGGCCCATCTTTTTGAGATAAACTGCTATAGTTTGAGCAGGGGAGGCCGGCTGGTTGCCGCCTCCGTTTCCGTTCTTCTTGGCTAACTGATTTTTCACAGATTGATTGGTAGCCACTCAAATCCCTCCTAACTAATCTGGAATCTCCGGTATTTCGTGGTTTTTGCGTACTCCTCAAAGAGTTCAGGATGATCTTTCCTGAAGCGCTTGGTGTCCAGCCTCTTTGACTCGACCGTCTTCCAGGTCACGATCCGATCACCGGCAATACCGCGCTCAAACTCGCCGAGCATGGCTTTCAGCGTGTTCTCATATTCCTTTTTCAGTTCTTCAAGCTCTTTGAGCTCTGCATTGATCTTGTCAAGCGCTTCAACGAGCCTGCACGCTTCTCCTGGCAACTCTGTCTCAGACTCCGGTTCTGCTTCGGGATATAGCTTTTTGAGCAATTCAGCAGAAGCGTCCGATCCATCAAACCCCGGTGGGACCCGAGGCACCACGTGGTTTTCCCAGAAGGCTTTCTCCGCCTCGATGATGTACTCGATCAATTCCTCATCCCGGTTGATCTTCTTGTACACGAATTTGTTTCCGCCTATCAGGACAGCGATCCACCAGGCATCGTAACCTGTCACGGCCATATAGTGTTGGCACTGGATCAGGTAGGGAGCCGGCACTTCATCCCCTTCCCACTCACCTTTGGCAAATTCATTGGTTGTCTTGCACTCCAGGCCTTCTTTTTTGCCAACGATCAAGCGGTCAACGTTGGCGATCATCCACGGATGTCCTGGATGCTGCAGGATGGCGTTTCTCCGACGGATTTTCAAACCGGTTCGCTTGGAAAATTCCTCAGCCACAACCTCTTCAAGTCTAGTGCCCCAATACATAGCTTCATTTTCCGGTGGCGGATCAATCTCCCCAATCTTCTCCATATACACCTGAATGGGTGAGCGCCAGGGGTTTATGCCGAGGATTGCAGCTGCATCTGAACCGCCAATTCCCTTCTGGCGCTGTTTGAGCCATTCTTCACGGCTAATTTCGTTTGTTTTGGCCAATACTACAGACATAACGAACCCTCCCTCTTGTGTTCCTGGCCGGGATCGTGTACTATGAATTTAGTGGCATATGATTAGTACCGAATCCCGGCCAGCGTTTTTCGCTGGCTGTTTTTATGCGCCTCTATGCTCATTCAGCATCAGGTATTTTGCGTACTGTTCTGCTGTATCAAACCTAAACACAACCTGGCCTTTGCGATTGTGAGTAATATATCCACCAGCCTTGATCAGTCTTTTTTGGTCAAACGGATCATGGCTGAAAGCAATCTCAATAGGCCCTTTGCGGTTCATGATGATCCTCCTTCACTTCCTCGATTTCCACACCGTGTGGAAACCATTGATACTTGTATACACGACCACAATCACACTTGAATATATTTGGTTCAGCGTTCACAACTTTGAAAAAGTACGCATCGGCATAACCTGACAAGGTGATTTTTCTTTTCATCAGATGTTCAATATCCGTGCCAATAAAGTTTGGACTTGGACACTGGCATTGAAAGTCTGCAAATAAATCGTTCCCCAACCGCTTGAACTCAACGGTTTGTTTCACAGATACCACTCCTTTCACTCAGCTATATACCTTGAGCCATTGCGGCGCATGTAACTTGCGATGCATTCTATGTCGTCGTGCATGGTCACGTCCTCGAAATCGAACGCTTCCTCGCCTTTGAATATGGGCCGGTAGCATCCTTCACATCTGGCTACAACTTTGGCCGTGTTGTGTTCCCTCACGCCATAGTATCCACGTCCTAGCACCATGCCGTTTTCAAGTTGCATCTGTTTCACCACCTTTCTAATACAACCGATTATAGATTTGCTCAAGCGCCGTCACTGCGCTTGCAACTGTGTCCTGCAACTCTTCGATATCGTCATTGGCTTCAAGTGAGGCATCCAGTTGATCCTTAACACGCTCAATATCCCTTGCAATCTCCACCACATCATCATAGAGACTCATGTTATCCCTCCTTTCTATGTACTTGGCAGGGGCAGCGGGAACCTGGACTCAAGTTCCCGGCTTGGCCGCAAACCATCGTCCTCCAGTCCCCGTTTTGTTGGGCCTTCGCCCGCTGGCGGCGCTGACGTGCTATCAGCAAGGTTGCGACCCTACACTGCCAGGCTTACCGTCAACACCACCAGCCGACGACCCTCAAACGAGGGTGCGGCTTGTGTAAAGGACTATTCTGTGATAAAATTGATTTAGGGATCTTGTTATTTTTCTTAATTTATTTCGCTATTTAACAATCAACAGATATTTTCTGAGACGTTTCAGTTGCCGCTGAATACGTCTCTTTTCTTTTTTAGTCATGTTGTTCACCACCATCAGGAAAGATGAGTGCCAACAACCCAAGAAACGACAGCCACAACACGATTGCAAGTATTCCGTCAAACCAGGCGATCATGCTTGTCCCTCCTTTCAAACTGCTATCAGTGGTAGTGTGCAGCTGACCAGTTGTAAAATGTTCTGTAGTATCGTGATGCCGTCCATGCCGAATATGTAAGCGACTGCTACCTCAGGTGCATTTGTGGCATTGATCCAGCTAATGAATTCTTGCAACTCCACCCTTTTTTTCTTTCCTGATTCCAACCTGCTGACACAAGATTGAGACCAGTTCAGTTTGTCGGCTAGCTCTTCCTGGCTCAGCCCTGCTTTCTCTCTCAACGCTTTCAACAAAGGAGCAACATTCAAGTCCACCTTGATCACCTCCTTATGCAGGAATTGCATAACCAACACGCTGTATTCAATTGTGACTGTGCCCATGAGGATGTATCATAGATTCAGAGCTTGTCCCCCGCGGCCGATCATTCGGCCGGAACATCAATCTGATCAAGCTCTTTTTCAAGACTGTCTACAGAGAGACCGTTTTGTTTCATCCAGTCGATCATTTGTTTTACTTCTTTTTTCTGGTTGACTATCGAAACGCTCATACTTCCAGTACCACCAAAACGATCTGCAAAATTTCTGAGCAACTCAATCCTTCTTTCCACATCCCTCCACACTGCCAACCAGACTGAATCTGGCACGTTTCCCATCTTCACACTCTCCCTCCTTTCATCCCCTCAGCTTGTCCCCCATGCCGGGTATCATTGCCCGGCAGCAACCCTTTCTTTGGATTTTTTATTTCTGATCAGTTCAGCAGCATATTTCTGGCGCCATTCAGCAACGAGTTTGTGGAGCTTTGTCCGGGCCTGCTCAGAGAGTTGATTCAAATTAACGACCCCCTTTAAGCTGATTCATTTTCTCGCGTTCTGCGAGATTGATGCTCAAAAAAATTTTCATCGAACAGATCATCAATGGAAACCTCATAGAAATCAGCTACTTTTTTTAACGTTGTATAGCTTCCGGTTCTGTGGCCGGTCTCCATCATAGCTAACATACTGCATGAAATGCCAATCTGTTTAGCAGCTTCAATCTGGGTCAATCCTTTTTTGTTTCTCAAAGAAATCAGTCTCTCGTTGCGCATTTACATCCCCCTTTCTCGCTAACTGTGAACCTGTTTGTTTATTATAATATCACACTTTGCGAGAAAGTCAAGATTTTTTCTCACATTTTTTGAGAAAGAGTTTTTATTCTCTCAAAACGTGATATTATGACCCTTAAAGGGACGGTGTTACATATGTCTAAGCTAGGCATAAGGCTTAAAGAACTGCGAAAAGAACACAAACTAACACAGCCACAGTTAGCTGATAAATTGAATGTCGGAAAAAGCACCGTTGCGATGTGGGAAACAGGGGATAGAGAACCAGACTATGAAATGCTCCAAAAAATAGCTGACTTCTTTGAGGTGAGCACCGACTACCTCTTAGGCCGGGTTGACGATCCCCATCTGTACAGCAACCGGGAAGAAGCAGAACGGGCAGTACAGAAAAAGGGCTTCATTGATCTGGAAGGGTTGACTGAAGAGCAACAAAAACTGATTAAACAACTAATTGAACAGATGAAGAAAGAGAAGTAACGGAGGGATATGTTTGGGATTTATTGATATTATTAAAAACGTATTGGGGTTAGGTAAAATCAACGGAAACATTGCTGAACATGAAATAAAAAGCAATACCAAGTGGATCGAAGCGATGTACTATATATCTAAAGATCCAAAAAAAGCAGAGAGATTGTTACTTGAGTCTGAAAAAGAAAATTCTCTAAAAACAAATTCCAGGCAAATTATTGATCTTCATTTTACCTACAACCATTTGATTGAGCTTTATTACAAGCAAAGAGACAAGAGAGAGGACGCATTAGATAAGTGTATTCATTATTGCAAATTAAGCATTGAATTATATCCCGAATTCGAAAAAGCCCAAATAGAGGAAGATCTACAACTTATAAAAAATGCATATCACTTTAACCCAGAAGAAATGGACAAGTGTTTAAAAGAATACAAATACACTAAACCAAGAGTCCCTGCTTTTGAAAGATTAGCTATTATTTATGAGAAACAAGGCAAATACAAAGAAGCGATTGATATCTGTGATAAAGCTTTAGAATATGGTCTTCATGACAAAACAAAAGGTGGTTTTGAAGCAAGAAAAAATAGATTGTTAAAGAAGATGGAACAAAAAAGTAATTAACATATTATCAGCCCATGATGGGCTTTTTTATTTCGGAGGGGTTAGCTATATGAAAGCAGCACTATACATTCGCGTGTCAACAGAGGAACAGGCGAAAGAGGGTTTCTCCATCACGACACAAAAGGAACGGCTCACAGCTTTCTGTGAATCACAAGGCTGGGAGATATACGATTATTACATCGAGGACGGCAAGTCGGCCAAGGATATGGACCGTCCAGAGCTACAGAGACTGCTCTCAGACGTCGAAAACGAAAAACTAGACATAGTACTCGTCTATCGTTTGGATCGCCTCACACGGTCCGTCAGGGACCTATATGAGCTTCTACAGACGTTTGAGCAGCACAACGTGAAGTTCAAGTCTGCAACCGAGGTATACGACACCACAACGGCTATGGGAAGGCTGTTTATTACCCTAGTCGCTGCTCTGGCCCAATGGGAACGTGAAAACCTAGCCGAACGGGTCCGGGTCAATATGGAGCAAATGGTTTATGAGGGAAAGAGGCCAGGTGCACCGATCCCCTATGGCTACGACAAGGACGAGAACGTCATACCTGAGGAAAAAGAAACTCTGCGCTTGCTTAGAAAGCTGTATATGGATGGTCACGGCACAAACACTGTGGCCAAGAAACTCAATCAGATGGGCCGTCTCAAACGAGGGGTGGAGTGGACCACTTTCACGGTCTACTATGTGCTGGACAACCCCTATTATGCCGGGCTCATCCGGTGGGGCAGCAAAAAGAAGAACGGAAAGTACCCCTCAAAGAAAAAAGAGGAACTGGTTGATACCATCACTGTACCTGGTTCACACGAACCAATATTCACAGTTGAGGAATACGAAGAGCACAAAGCTGAGATGAAAAGGCGCTCGTTCAAGGGGTACAATATCAAAAACCACTACTGGTTTAAAGGTGTCGCTAAGTGTCACAAGTGTGGCTCAGCTATGACCGGCAGAGAAAAGAGAACAAAACGCCAGGACGGTAGCGTGTATTCCGTTTTGTATTATATATGCTCAAGGAAACAAAGCGGCCTGACATGCCCTATGCCCTTGATCAGGCAGGAATTGGCCGAAAAGCTCATCATGGAGCACATTGCAGAAATCAAATTGGATAAAAAAGAGATAGACAAACATACGGTTGAAAAGATGATTGAACAAGACGATCTAAAAAAAGAACTGGACAAGCTAAACAAACAACTGGAAGAAATCAAGAAACGCCGCAAAAAATGGCAATATGCTTTTGTCGAGGACTTGATCACCGCTGATGAACTAAGAGAGCGTAACACTGAGGAAGAGGAAAAAGAGCGGATCATAAATGAACGCATTGAAGAAATCAGGAAAGAAATGGAACCAGTAATGTCAAGCGAGGAAATAAAGAATCTCATGTTCACTTTGCCAGAGGTATGGGAGGTTTTAGATGACAAAGAGAAAAACGAGTTGATCAGGACAATATTCAAGCGCATTGAATTTGATGCACCCGAAAAAGTTACCCCTAGGAAAGGGAAATTTATCCCGGCACGGCTGGCTAAAATTGAGTATAATTAACCCAAACACAAATAAAAAAGGTGGGAATCAAATGACAAGAAAATTAATTGGTCGAGTAGGTGTTGATTCAGGACGATTGCTGATTATTGACCCTTTCTATTTAAGTGGTACGTGGGGCGAATACAATAAAATTTACGGTTTAGATGATAATGATGAGCTATTTGAACAGTTAAATTATCCATTAGGACATGAAGGACTCGGCGTGGTCTTTAGATCAGGATTAGGAGATGGTAAATACAATGTCTATGGAACATTTAAAGAAATACCAGGATGGGGGACGCGCATAACAAAGGTTGAAATTGAATTGATTGATGAGGAGAGTTGAGTTTTAAAACGCCAATGGGCAAAATCTGATCGTATCAATTTTGTTATGTAAGGGAAAGCATCTTCCTCATCAATGACCACCACATCAAAATAGCGGGCAAACCGGAGGGTCTGGTGGGTGGTGGCCAAAAACAGCTGGCCCGGTTTGAACCGCTCCCCGCTGCCGCCATATAAGACGCAGACAGGCACAGAGGGAAAGGCTGCTTGCAAGCGGGGAGCCAGCTCCAAAATCACGTCCCGGCGCGGGGAGGTGACCAGCACCTTCTGTCCTTGGTTTAAAACATAGGTCAGCATGTCAAACAACATTTCCGTTTTTCCTGCCCCGCATACCGCCCAGACCAAAAACTCCTGCTGGCCCTCTTTCTCTTGCACAAAGCGCAACAGGGCCTCTGACGCAGCCTGTTGCCCGGGACTTAACCGCCCTTGCCAGGTGCAAACCACCGCCTTCTGATTCCCTTCCGGCTGAGCGGTGTCCTGCCTCTCAGCAGCTTCCCATCTTAGCAGCGGCTGGCAAGCTTTGACCCTGCCCATCTCCAGGCAGTGGGGGCAGTAGGCACAATCCTCCCGCCCGCAGTTGGCACAGGCTACCGTGACCACTTCCTGCGCGCCGCAACGGTTACACTTCCACTCCGTCGCGCTGCTGAACATGGCTCCCCCTTTCAACAACCCTGATCCCTTCAACCACCTGACACGGAACCCAGCACGGAACACGCTGGCCCCGCGGCCGGGTGCCATCGCTGGCAGCCAATCAAAAAGACCTTGCAGGTAGCCATGTTGCAAGGTCTCTAAGAAGCGTATGTTCCAATCATATTCGTTTTCAGCACGTGCTTGTCCGGCCGGTTCTGCCGTTGCTTGGAGTTCCAGCACCGCTTGTTTCACTTCGGACAACAACAGCTGCCTTCCGGTCAACGCTTGAACCAGGCGAGACAACAGCCTTCCTTGATGCGCAGAGCTGACCGCTTGCCATACACTGCGCCGGAGAGAGGCAGAGGGAAACACCCATCCGCTGGCTGCAAGCGGCACATGTTCTGCCAACAGCCGGCTCCAGGAAGAGGCTCTGGCCACAACGTCCACCTGTCCCTGAAACCAACCTGCCCTTTGCAGTTGTGCCCACAACACCCTGTCTGTCTGGTCAAATACACTGTCGGGGGAGACAAGTAACCACCTAATAGGCTGTGAAGGGGATCCCGACTCACCTTGACGGGCTGCGCTGGATTCCGCTTCTTTCTTCACGGGGACGTGTATGGTGCCGGCAACCCGGTATAAGATGCACCCATCCACCAT